CTGCATTTTTCCTCAGGGCATTGGTGACTGGCGGTAAGTCCAGCCACCTGCTTTTTCTGGTGTCCTTGTGATTGGAGGATACAAGAACAGAAATACTTGCCCCTGCTATGGTCGAAACCATGGGAACTCGCACTACCATATTACCGCAGTACGTTTCTAAGGTAAACCTAAACATTTTGAAATGCTCCCACAAGCCCTCACAGCCATAGGGAGCGTCCGAATTGTAATGCGTGGTAAAATGTCCATAAAGCCTGTAAAACTCAGGCTCCAAGCAAATACACAGAGATGGCGGCACATGCAATTCTGAAATCATTGTACACAGTCTTGTCGCTGACATTTTCTAATTCAGAAATCTGCTGCACGGTCTTTGGTTCATCAGCAATGTACATGGCATGTACCTCTCTGTACCGACGAACGTCTTCCTCGTAAGGCGAACTTTCGCACTCCTGTTTATACAGCTTCATGGCGCGATCAATAATCTGCACATAGAACAAATTCTGTTTCCGCTTTGTCTCATATTTCTCAATGTCCTTTTCGGTCCGGTCGCAATTACTCACAGCCGTTCCCATAAGATCTTCGATGAACCGCCAGCGGAATTCTCTCTTTTCTGCCTCTGTCAGCTCCTCTGTGTCCGCAATATCCGTTTTCATCCTGCGGTATGCGGTCAGCAGCTTCTTTGTCTTTGCCGGTTTGCTTTCAGTACGTTCCCGCTTTTTTCGCTCCGAATCTTCCTTTTTTCTGTACGCCTCAATCGCTTTCTCCGCAGCTACGCTTGCGATCATTGCAACATCCTCGTCAGTCAATCCTTTCTTTCCCACGCATTTGCCCTCCTTATTGTCCGATTTCTTCCAGTGTGATTTCTACTCTTGGCATTTCACCATATATCTTATCAACGACCAGCATTGAAATTCCCGAATCATCATCATAAGCAATTTTATTCAGTGAATCCAGAATAGCTTTTGCCAGATTATCGCAGTCTATTTTCTTTGTATGCAGAATCTCGCCTGCCAGCATTTTCACCCTTTTATATTTCGGTGTGCTTTTCGGTATAGGGAATACGCCAGTTATGGTAGCTCTGATCGGTGCCTGCAATTTTATTCTTCCTACCTGATTGATATAGCAGCACTTTACCCAATCCTCATAATTTTTTGTCTGCCTCGGTGTGTATGCTACGGATCCATGGTCTGTCTGTACAACTCTTGGCCTCTGCTTTGCCTTTGGCTCTCCATCCACAATAAATGCTACTTTCATGTTTTCACCCTTTCATACTGTGTTCTGAATATGTTCTTCTTAACCGGAAAAATGCTGCCATTCGCAGCACGCACAATATAATCACCATTTTTCGCTCTCTGTTTTCCATAAGCCGTCGTGATCGTGCATCCGTAAACTTTGGTCGCTCCGTCTGTGATTACCCGGTTAATGAAAATCTGTTCTTTCTCCAGTTCTTTCATAAACCAGCTCGGGGCTGATACTTCTGCATCTGCCCCAAACTGAAATACATCCACCGTTTCCGGCTTTCTTATATACCGCATATCGTCTCCTACTTATCATTTCTGGACGTATCGGCGTTATCTTCCAGCAATGTTGCGTGTACATAATAGCTCAGTGTCTTGCTGTCTGGACTCGGGTAACGTTTGTTCTGCCCCACCTCATATCCGTTCTTTGCAAGAATCTGAATCATTGTCAATCTGTCCTGCTGATGGAATATTTTCAACTCCGCATCCCACTTCTTTTCTGGCTTTTCCTGTTTACCAGTAATTAGTTCCTCTGGGGCACATTTCAGGCAAGCTGCAATTTTGAACAATACGCTCAGTGGCATATCCACTGATCCATTCTCGTAAGCACCAATCTGGCTCTCGCTTCTGCCAATCGCCTGCGCAACTTCTTTCTGTGAAAGACCGCTTTCTGTCCGAAGCTTCTTGATGTTTTCTCCTACTTTGTTCGTTCCCATGCTTTTCCTCCTTTAAGCAAATAACATTTTCATCTGTGCCTGTCGCCTTGCCGCTTCCTCCAAACGGAAGGACGTTCCAAGCATTTCCACCGGATAGCACTTTTCAAAAATCCGGTCGTATATTCTGCGTAAGCTCAGATCTGCACACCCAACCATATCCTGCACCTTTAAATTGGTTGTCAGAATCATTGGTTTCCCGGAGCGTACCCGCCGATCAATTACGCTATATACCTTTTCTACTGCATACGCTGAATCACGCTCTGCGCCCAGATCATCAATAATCAACAGGGTAGCTGCATTCAGTGCGTCCATATATTCAGCCTCTTTACTTCCCCTGCCCTGTATATCCTTCAGGATTTCTACAAAGGATGTCATTATTACCGGCACGCTCTGTTCCATAAGCGCATTTGCGATACACGCCGCTGTATAGGACTTCCCGGTTCCCAGCGGGCCATACAGCAAAAGCCCCTGTGCTTCCTGTTTCATAGTCCCAAAGCGTTCCACATACCGCTTTGCAATATTGAACGCCTTCTCATTTTCCTTGCGGACTCTGTACTCAGAAAAGCTCGCTTCCATGCAATCCCGGGGCATACAGCTTGCCATTTTCAACCGCTGCACATACCGCATTCGTTCCTCGTAATCATCCTTTTCCTTTCTTTCCTGTAACCGGTCAGCGTCACACTGGCATATACACCATACTATCCGCTTGAACGATCCCAGCTCTATCCGGTGCTGCTTCGGCCTGTGGCAAACGCCACAGTACCAAAGTCCATCTTTCTGATAATCTCCATCTTTTATGTTTTCTGCATTTTTACTCTGTTCAATCGGAAGATAACCTGTTACGTCCATGCTATACCTCCACTAGTTTTGAGAAGTCAACTTCTCCGTAGCCATCATTTTCGGGTTCCTGCTTAATGTCGCTCTTTAAAAAATCTGCAAACGGTGCCTTGTCGGATAAAAATGTCTTTGCCTGCTTTGTGAACTGTTTCTCTGTTCTCAACCGTTTGCACTGATCTGCATAAGCTGTTGCCGCTTGCAGCAATTCTTCCGGGCTGTAGCCGTCCTTGATCCTTGCTGCATACTTCGCATAGGCAACACCTTTTTCATCTTTCCGGGGATATACAGCCCAAAACTCTTCAAAATTCTTAGGATATGAATTTGCTTTCTTCGCAGGCTTCTTGTCCTGTATTTCTTCTGTTCCCTGTTCTAAAACCGTCCGGTTTTCTGGGTTTTCTTCCACAACCGTTCGGTTTGGCTGTTCCTCTGCATTCTTTCGTGGTCTGCCGCCTTTCATGCCGTTTGCCCGGTTCTTTTTGCATATTTCCTCATATTTACTAGAATCCCTGTCCAGTTGATTTTTAATAAAGGAAAATGCCATAGCTGCAACCCCTGAAAGCTCCTGTACTTTCAAGTCGTTCTCATATTCCAAGATCGCCTTGAACAGTTTCCCTGCGTCCTCGTCAGACATCAGTTTCACATGGTCTATGTAATCATTGTATAAATAAAATGCCTTTTTATCGTCTGACGTTCTTACCATCTCTGACCTCCGTCCGCTATGCTTTGTCTGGATACTTACCCAAAAGCTGCATAGCATTATTCCACATTCCAAAGGACATTGCCTCAAAGCTCTTGACTCCGTAGTGTTCCAGAATACTGCTTTCTTTCAGTCCCTTGCTGGCAATCGTATTACGGATCACTGAAATCTTTGTCTTATCAATCGGGGAGTTATTTGCCGCGTCAATTTCCTTCTGCTGCGCTTCCTGTGACGGTTCAATAGGATCTGGCGTATCGCCGTCTGGATCATTCATTTCTACCGTAGGTATGCAGAATACTTGGAAGCAAGCATATTTAAACGCCACAGCCATAGCTTTGTTGGTAGCTTTATCTCCGCTGTCCATGCCCTCACCGATTGTAACGGCATCCACATAACTTCCATCGTCCGTATAGAACCGGAAGCGTATCTGGCAAATAGAATACAGAAGCACATTTCCTGAGTTCGTGCGCCGTTCTTCTCTTTTCTGCTCAATGATCTGTGGTACTATAAACACATGGTATTCGGACAGTGCCGGGTACAAGGCATTCATCACATCATCAATACCACGGTACATAAATCCCTGTTTCTGATTCTTCTGGTTCTTGCCTACTGCATTGATCGCAGCCATCACATTTGATATTGCCGCATAGATTTTTCCTGCTTTTACCTCTGTGTCAGCCATCAAATCACCTCATATCTCATAAACAGATCCTGCATTGCCTGTTCAAACTCTCCCATTCGGCTTTCAGGTACCATAACTCGCACAGCAATTTCCTTTTCTGCTTCAAAAGCTCCTACGCTTGGTTCTCCAAATGGCATTTCTGGCTCTTTTACAGGTTCCTGCTTCGGCTGGAATACCAGGGCAACCTGTGCCTTTTCTCTGACAGCTTTCTCCTGTTCAAGCCGTTCCTGTTCCGCCTTGCGTCTGCGCTCATTTTCCAGAACAATTTCTTTCTGCTTCTGAAGTTCCTGTGCCTTCGCCATAGCGTCCTGCAAGCTCAAATCTTTGATATATGCCTGCATTGCAGCTTCCTTGTAATCCGGATCAACGCCTTCCAAAATCGCAAGATCAGATTTTGTAGCCTGATAAGCACTGGTGATAGCGTCTTTATATGCTTTCTTCGTAGCTGTCGCATTTTCCCATTTTGGATCATATACTTTGAAGCGCAGCTTCGCAGAAACATTGTCTGGCAGATCTGCAAAGGTATCGCGCATAAAAGCCAAAATCTCTTCTTTCTTTTCCTGTTTCCGTTTCTCAGTGTATTCCTCTACCTGTTCTGAAATCTTGGCTATCGGCTTTT